ATAACAGGAGGGGTTTCCTCACAATTTCAAACAAAATGAACTTAGAAAAAATATTAAAACATAGAGCCGGCATCATCACCGAAGAAATAACCTCCCAACAATTTGTTGATATGGTTACTGATGAATTTGATCTTGAAACATTAGAATTAATGAAAGAAACTATTGAAAATCAAATTACATTAATAACAACGGGTCAAGGAATTGCAACTAGAAACCCTATTAAAGGATTTGGACAATGAAATTAAGAGATATATTAGAGGGGGTTATAAGCTCCAATTTAACCCCCCTAGAGGACGCTATTAAAGAAAAACTATCTTCCCTAGGGGATGTATCAGTTAATGCTGCTGAAAATGAGGGCAATGAAAGAGTATTTGGTAGTGTAACATTTAGAGAGGAAGTACTTCCTGATGAAGGCAAAATAGAATCATTACTAAAACAGGTAAAAGGGCCTAATGGTGAAGATTTAGATATTCAAATTGATCATAGTCAAACTTGGCATGAAAAAGAATCGGAGGATGATAGGATTGTTTGGCCAAGAGTTAAATTTACGGCTAAAAAAGGTGTATACACAGAAAATTAATTTAAAAAAGTTATGTTAAATAAAGAGTTTAAAAGAAAAGACGTAGAGCGTATTCGCAACCTTGTTAAGGGTAAAGGCAATAATTCTACTGAGTTACAAGTTGGTTATATTCCTAAAATAGAAGACCACAAAGAGGGAGATATTTGGGAAGAAGGAGGCAAAAAATGGACTATTAAAAACGGCCTCAAACAAACAGCTACTAAGCTTGATAAAATGAAAAAAGAAGCAATTCTTCCACTATTTTGTCCTGAGTGTAGTAATTTAATGAAAAAGCGTAATGATACTAAAATGTATAATATACATAAAATGTGTTTTGATTGCGTAATTGATATGGAAGGAAAATTAAAAATTGAAGGTAAATATGATGAATATGAACGTAATGCTATAGCTAATAATGCTGAAGCTTACGCCCATCACTTAGAGTCTTACTTAATGGAAGCTTTAAACACATCTAATACCCAATATGTATCAGAAAGGGGGGAAGTTGAACGCTGGAAAGGGGGAATTGACAAAGAAAAACTAACTAAAGAAATAAAAGAATCTATAGTTGAATTTAAAGAAGGCATAGAAGAATACAAAAATAATATCAAACCTAATAATTAAAACACACCCTTTTGTTTCCCCAAATAAACCTATATTTATAATAAATAACTAACCATGAATGGATTACCAAATAGAACTAAAATAAAATTTTTTACCTCAGCAAGCACAGGGGGATTTACAGGCAGCATTCAAAGGATATATGCCCCTCAAGGTGCTTCTTTAGATAGAGTTAGCTTTGGTTATTGGGAAAGAGTAGGCCAAACCGGTTCTAAAGCTATAGTTACAGATACCTTTAGTAACATTTTATCCCCTTTAATCCTAGAAAAGAATGCTACATTAGAAGGACCTATAGTTGACTTTAAAATAAGTAGTTCTGTTACTATAACACCCGGTGTATTAGTTTATTCAAATAACGTGAAAATATAAAATTATGGCTAAAAAATTAAAAAAAGAAATTAAGAAAGTATTAGATAAAACTGATATTGATGATAAATTAGTAGATGCATACCAAGAAGCAAAAGCTTCAGGCCTACTAGACAAAATTAAATGCTACATTAAGTGCTATGGAGGTTATGTATTAGCTGTAGGTGCTGGATGTTTATTTGGTGTTAACTTCTGGTGGGGTTTAGGATTTTTAGTCACAGCAGGTGTGTGGGCTAATAAAGTAACGGCATGTCCTCTAAAATAATATTATGAGTTTTTTAAACGAAGCAACATACAATGTAAAAAAGGGATCTGCTCCCCCTAATCCTGATACTCTTGAGGATGATGATGTAGTTAACATTGAAGAAAAATCACCAGATAACCTAGGATATGGTATAGATCCTGAAACAGGTAAATTTAAATCTATGAGCTCTAACGACGCTATAAAACATTTTTTAGCTCAAGTTAAACAAAGTGTTGATGATGGGGGTGATGAATGGCCTACCTTAAAAGAGGATTTAGCTAAATTTATTAGAAAAGCAGGAGGTGCTGAATATAAAACCCCATTTACTGATTTTGTAAAGGATATAGAAGATTTTGTAAAAAAGGGTAAAGGTAAAGATAAATCCCCAGAGGAGCGTGAAAAATTTATGAAAAAGTTTATTAACCTCCATAAAATCCCCCAAGATGAATTCGATGCTTTTATTAAAAACCTTGGAAAAGAGGGGTATGATAAAAACGAAATTAAAAAGTATATAAAAAAGCGAAAAGAGTATCAAGCTAAAAAGGCATCTGATTCTGCTAAAAAGGAAAAGGAAAAGGAAGCCCCAATAAAAAAAGATCCAATAAAAGATCCAATAAAAGAAATAGTTAAAAAGTGCCTCAATAGGGGAATGATTAAAGAAAATATATCTAAAGTAGTTAAAAAATATTTAGCCGAAGTTAAAAAATGAAAAAATTACTAAAAGATCTTATCCCCCAACGTACTCTTCGTTTAGTTGAAGAGCGTGAATATAAATTAAGACAACTATCTCCAGGGGCTTATGATGTATTAGGGTCAGATGTATTAGGCATCCCTATGTCCGCTATTGTAGATGTTAAAATTTTAAAAGCACCAAAACCTATATTTAAATGTTTTCTTGATAATGGCCAATCTTTTAATTTAATTGATAATGGTGAATATATGCAAGCTGACATAAATCGCATTTTATTTGACTTAGATAGAGAGGATGATACTAATGGTGCAAAATATGAGCTTGAAAAGCTAATGAAAAAAGGTTCATTTAAACCAGAGAGTGATGAAGAAGCTTCAGATGATTTTGAAGCTGAACCAGCAGAAGAACCTGCTGCTGAAGAGCCAGCAGAAGAACCCGAAGCATAATGAATAATAATCCTGAATTTAATCAAGCTCTTGGAGGCATTTATAGAGACGCTGTTAAAAAATTTAACATCCGTACTACTCCTAAACTTGTCCTAAAAAAGGATGAAGAAAATGCATCAAAGACATTAGGCAGAACAGCATACTATGATCCAAATAACTTAACAGTTACTCTTTATACAACAGGTCGTCACCCAAAAGATATTTTACGCTCATTTGCACATGAATTAATACACCATGTTCAAAATGAAAGAGGAGATTTACACTCGGGTGACTCAAGTGACCCCCAATATGCCCAAAATGATGATCACCTTCGTGATATGGAAAAAGAAGCATACTTAGAAGGTAACTTATTAATGAGAGACTTTGAAGATAATTTTAAATACCAACAATAATGAAAAAAACAAGACTAACAGAAAGATTCCAAGAATTAGCAGGAATTAAAGAAGAAATGTATGATGAAGCTACCGCTTCAACACCGGCTGGAAAAATTAGAATAGAATCTACTTTTGATAATGTAAAAGAATTAATGGAAGAAGTATTACAAATTGTTCAAGATACAGGACCTAGCGTACAATACGATGCAATAACAGTAGAGAGAAAAATTCAAGAACTAATAAAAATGATGACTCCCGACCAATGAAAAAACAATCACTTATAGAAAGATTCCAACAATTGGCCGGAATTAAACCCTTGAATGAAGCTGGAGTCCTAGATAGATATAGGAGCGGTGAAACCCCATCTAGAGAGCAATATAATAGAGTTCATACAAACAACGAATTAGCTCGTATTATGGATCTCAAAAAGAAAAATTTAACACCTGATGAATTTAAAATTCTTACAGATGAATTAGGAATAAAATTAGTAGACAATAGCTTCCCCAATTCATCTTTTTACAAAGATAATGAAAAACTGAATGATTCGAAAATAAGAGCATGGGTTGAAAATTTAGATGATTATGAAATTGAGCGTAAAATTAAAGAATTAAAATAAAATAAAAAACAATAAAATCATTTCTTTTATTCCTCTATTATATTTATCATGGAATAAACAAATTCGAAAAAATCTTATAACAACTTATAATAACTTACATTATGGCACTTCAAACAGCAGCAAATTTAAAAACAAAAACATCAAGACAATACCACAATGTCATTGATAGCAATCTAAACTTAACAGATGGTGGAACCGTAGCCGGAGTAGCTACATTTAGTGGAACTATGGGTGGTGCTCACGCAGACTACATAACAGGATATCTAGGTAATCTTACAGGTACTGGTTTAACAGGAATTACTGACGCACAAGAAATTGCAGGATTAGCAGCAATATCATCAGCTAATGCTGGTCACACTTTAGCAGTTACTCTTGTTACAAATGCAATAAACTTTATGAACTCAGCACATGCTAGTGCTGCAGGTGCTTTCCACCTTCCACAAGCAACTTTAGGTGCTCATTTAGCATTAATTTACACTCAATCTCCTGATGGACACGCATCAGCGCATGCATGTCATACTGAAGGTGGAACGGGTGTAACAGCAGGCGATGTATTTGCAAAGCAAGTAATTGGTAACAACAGTGGAGGAATTGCAGGTTCAGCTATAGTAACAGCTGGAACAGCAGCAGCACCAACAAGTCAAATATTAACTTATACAGCTGCAGCAGCTACAACAAACGGACTAGGCGCTGGATCAATAGTTCAGTTCTTCTGTCCAAAAGCAGGTCAATGGTTAGTAAAAGTACATTCAGCACCACAAGGAACAGGTGCAACAGGTGCTTATACGGTAGCAAATTAATAACTAACACTTATTAAATAACATATAGACTAGATTTATAGCCTAGTCGACTAAATAAGATTTAGAGAGCTGTAACCTCATTCGTGGGGTTGCAGCTCTTTTTTCGTATATTGACACTAATAAAATTAAGTAAAGATGCAAGAAAGAACAGTAATTGTAGGAGCAGGTGTAGCAGGAGTAAACGCGGCAACTAAGCTAATAGATAATAATTACAAAGGTAAAATCACTATTATTGATATGGGAAAATCCCCACATGAGCGCCTACCTGAAGAAGTTATGACTGGCTTTTTAGGAGCAGGTGGATGGTCTGATGGTAAATTAACTTACCACACTTCAATTGGTGGTCAATTAGCAAAATATTGTGGCGAAGACAAAGCAATGGGATTATTTGACGAAGTCATAGCTAATTTTAAACGCTTTCACCCCAACCCATCAGAAGTACAATGCTCAGATCCCCAAGAAGAACCCGATTTTATCAAACCACACTTTGGTTTGCGCCTGTTCCCCGTATGGCACGTAGGAACCGATTATCTACATGAAATTGGCAAGAATTGGTATAATTATTTAGTAGATAATGGTGTAGAATTTATTTGGGAAACTAAAGTAACTGATATTGATTTTGATAATCAATTAGTTTCTCTAGGAGTAGTGGATGAAATTAAATATGATAAACTTATATTTGGTGTAGGTAAATCAGGTATTGATTTTGGCAAACAATTAGCAGAAAAATACGAATTACCTACAGAACCTAAATCAGTTCAAATTGGTGTTAGATTTGAAGCACCACAACATCACTTTCAAAAATTAATTGATGTTTCATATGATTTTAAACTATATCAAAAGTTTGAAGAAAAGGGTGTGTCATTACGTTCATTCTGTACAAATAATAATGCCGCTTATGTAGCTGTTGAGGACACTTATGGTAACCATAGCTACAATGGGCATGCTAAAAAAGATGAAGCCTTTAGAAATAATATGACTAATTTTGGTATCCTAATGGAAATTAAGGGCATAGATAAACCCTTTGATTGGTCAAGAGAGGCAGTTAAAAAACTTCAAATTAATAACACAGGTACATTTTATTCTCCAAGTAAAAGAGTTCCATCTAAAACATCAGAGGGTGGCTATGTTAAATGTGTTGTAGTAGATAGTATGGATTCCCTGTATGATGCAATTGGTGATTATGCTTTACACATTGAAGACTTTATTGAAGATATGAAAAAAGTATTTCTAACATTAGGAAATGATTGGGGAATTTACATGCCTGAAGTAAAATATCTATCACCTGAGCCTTTAGTTAAATACGATGATTTAAGCTTAACTAGGTTCCCTAACGTTCATTTCGTAGGTGATGCTCTATCAGCAAGGGGAATTACAGTTTCAGGAGCACAAGGTACTTATGTTGCAGAATCAATTTTAAAAGATGAAAGATAAAGAAGAAAAAAGGTTAAAAGAAGCCCAAGCTATAGAAAAACAAAATAAGCTAAGGGGTAAGGAAGATTTTCCTAAAACAAAGCGTCTAAAAACCCCTGATGGTACTATAGTATACTATTGGGATAATAAACTCCACAATTGGGAGGGACCAGCTCTTATACCTGAGGGAGACAATCGAAGGAGAGAATATTATATATATGGTGTAAAATATACACAGGATGATTGGAAAGAGGCTAAACGTAGTGGCAAAGGGCTACCATGGTTTAAAGACCCAAAACAAACAGCAAGGCAAGCAGGATAATGAAAATAGGATTATGTGGAACAATGAGTGTGGGAAAAACTACACTAGTTAAGGCACTTGAAGAACACCCCCAGTTTAAAGATTATAAATTTGCTACGGAACGTAGTAAATATCTTAACTCATTAGGTATCCCTTTAAATCACAAAACAACAATTGAGGGACAAACAATTTTTCTTGCAGAGCGCGTTACAGAATTAATGCAGGAGAATATTATAACAGATCGAACTATTATTGATGTAATGGCATTTACTGAATGTGCTACTCATACAAGTTATATAGATGCTGATGCTTTTATTGATTACTCACGTCGATTTATAGCCCAATATGATTACATATTCTATATATCTCCTGAAGGGATAGGAATTAAAGATAATGGTATTAGAGAAACAGACGCTACGTATAGAAAAAAAATAGATGAGTCTATTCAAATGTTATTATTAAAGCATAGACCTATCCACTATACCCTTAAAGGTTCTACTGAAGAACGAATTAAACAAATGTTAGAAATTATAAATTATAGAAAATGAAATTATGGAAATGGATTTTAGGCGTATTAGCCCTTTTAGGAGGAGCAGCAGCCGTGGCTTCTACCCAAGGTAGAAGAAAAAAAGAATACGACAAAAGAGTCAAAGATAACAATGATCACATCAAAAAAGTTAAGACTAAGACCAAAGAAGCAACAACAAAAAAAGCTACCGCGAAAGCAGATTTATCTAAGGCGAAGGAAAAAACATCGAGTACTAAATCAAAAGTTAAAAACACTAATAGTACTAAAAATACTACTCGTAACTTTAAACAAAAATATAGAGCTAAAAAATGAATTACATACTAACTACACTACTACTATGTGTATCTAGTTTTTGTTTTTCACAAGATACTCTTCAAATTTCCACAGTGGAACTTGAGGAGTTTTTCTTGGCTTTAGATACACTTGAAACACAGGATTCAATTAAAACTACCTTAATTAAACAGCTTGAATACGAAATTTCAATTCATGAAAGAATTGCAGAGCAGGATAGTTTAATAATATCTTATAAAGATCAAGAAATTATTTTATTAAACGAACAGATAGAATTACATCTAGATCGCTTAAATCAAGTTGATAAGTGGTATAGAAAGCCGTGGGTGGGTGTTGTAGGGGGGGTTGCAGGTACAATAGTTTTAATACATGCTATTAACTATACGCTTCCTCAATAGTCTTTGTATATTTATTACTGTTAACAATATTTATACGTAATGAATAAAACTGAAATTAAGCAGATTATACTTGAAGAAATTGAGTCTGCATTAGAAGAAATGAATATGTCGCCTGAAATGATGGCGGCTGACTCACGTCCCGAAGAGGATGATTTTGCCTTTGATAAAATGGATGGCGAAATGTATGACGATGATCTAGATCCATTAGACGAAAATGAAGCTGCAGAATATTATGTTATTCAAAGTCTAAAGACTGGAAAGCCTAAATATATAAAAGATGTTGGTTGGAAAGTAAGGGATAATCCAATGTGGGTATCTGATCGTAATATTTCTAAAGCATATAAATACAAAACCTTAAAGGATGCTAGGAAATACCTAGAGAGCTATCCACCACAGCAAACTGAACATTGGCACATATATAAAATGCCTTCTGGCGATGCAGGTTTAGGTCCTGACCTTAAAGAATCAGTTAATGAAATGGCTCGTACATCTAACATTTTTAAACTTAAAGATGGTGCTGGCCTTAAGGAAGTCATGCAGTTTATGCAACGCGTAAATGATGTCCTAAAAACATACAAATCACCAGGACAAAAACGCCCTAAAAAGCGCTTTACACCTGAAGAAATGAAGACTTTAGCTACGGCAATGCTTAATCCTGAAGGCTTTACTTCAAAAGATGTTATTGCCTCTACTTCATATACTAGCCCAGCCCAAGCAAATAAATTCTTAGCAGCACTTGAACAAAAAGGTTTAATTACTATAACATCAATTCTTAAAAAGACTTTAGTACCAGATCGCGATCCAAATGCTCCCGAAACAAGGGGAAGAAAAGCACAATCAGCTGAATTCGATATGGATGACGACCCAACAGGAATGGATTTTTCTGATTTCGATAATTTAGACTTAAGTGATCCAACATCACTATATGAAGCCTTAAATAAGGATTTAAAAGATTTTGGAAGTGATTTAAAAAAATTCTTAGAAGAAAAAGGATTAAAAGTTAAACTAGGACAAGGAGACGCCCAACCTTTATATGAGCCAATTGGAAAAAATGATAATTTTGCAGCATTGCAGTTGTCAGATCCATATTTATATGTAATTGTTAATGATAGTAAAATAGATGTATTAGAGGATCTTATTAAAAGGTATAATCTATCAACATTGACAGATATGAAAAAATCAGGTGGGTGGGATGAAGATCCTAATAAAAAAACACAATCTGAAGGAGATATTTATCTAGCACAAAAATTAGCAAAACCGCAAAGAGCAGGAAAAGCTTTTGAATTGGTAATAGGTAGATTTGATCCCTCTTCAATAAAAGAAGAAAAAGAGCCACTTAAAGAAGACACTATTACAGGAGAGTATGAAGGAAAACCAGTAAAATTTAAACTAAAAGATATAGAAGGCATTGATGATATTCTCAACCGTTCTAAGGGAGCAAAAGACTTCGTTAATAAATTAGCTATGGCTGTTACTGATGAAACTTCCTCTCTATCAAAAGAAGATACTAAAAAAGTCATTTTATTTTATAAAAACCAAAGTAAAGAATTAAAAGAAAACAACAATATGTCTAATAACCTAACAAAACACATTCGTCAACAAATTTTAGAGGCGAAAAACCCACTAGCTGCTAAGCTTAAAGAAATTGAAGCCCAGGGTACTATTGCAGCCCTTGAAAGCAAATTAGCCGCTGTTCAAGAAATAATTGAAGAAACAAACGAACGCCTAACCCGCATTGATGAAGACAGTGAATTCACTGAAATGATGGATAAAGGTGCTGTTAAAGGAGTTCGTAAGCAACTTAAAGAACTTGAAAGAGCACATGCTAAAATTCAAAAAGAATACGATAAGGCTGTAAGTAAATCTAAAGGCGGAGCTAAAAAAGAAGTAGTAGATGAAGATAATGACGTAGATCCTACTATGTCTGCTGATGAAATTGCTGAAGACAATTTTGACAATGCTGTTGATGAAGTTGAATTAGAAGAAGATAACATGCGATTTGAAGGCCTTAATGGAGTTCATGATTTAAGACCTATGGTTACTATGAATGAATCTACACTTCGTATGCAAAAGCTAGCTGGTTTAATTACTGAAAGCGATATAAAGAAAAAATAATTAAGTAATAACAATATTAAAATTAAGGGGACCAATAGGTCCCCTTTCTTGTTAGTATGTATATACGATGGCAGATATAAAATCAATCATTAAACAAGAGTTTGTTAAATCAGCAAGCGATCCTGTTTACTTTATGAAAAAATATTGTTGGATTCAACACCCAACAAGAGGTAGAACACAATTCAACCTCTACCCCTTTCAAGAAAAGTTATTAGGACTATTAAATAAACACGATAAGTCAGTAATTTTAAAGTCCCGCCAGCTAGGTATTTCGACACTTTCAGCAGGCATAGCTCTACACATGATGCTATTCCAAAAGGATAAAAATATCCTTGTCATTGCTACAAAGCAGGAAACAGCAAAAAACCTAGTAACAAAAGTACGATTTATGTATGATCAACTACCAAGTTGGTTAAAACTACCCGCAGTTGAAAACAATCGCCTATCAATACGGCTAAAAAATGGCTCACAAATCAAGGCAGTTTCAGCTGCTGGTGATGCCGGTAGATCAGAAGCCATTTCTCTATTGATTATTGATGAGGCCGCCTTTATTGAAGGCAACCGAATAGAAGATATTTGGGGATCAGCCCAACAAACCCTAGCTACTGGTGGTAGAGCGATTATATTATCTACACCAAATGGCACGGGTAACTGGTTTCATAGAATGTGGGCTAAAGCCCAAGATGGTTCTAGTGGATTTACCCCCATTAGACTACCATGGACTGTACACCCTGAGAGATCTCAAACATGGAGAGATAAACAAGATGATGAGTTAGGGGATAGAATGGCTGCCCAAGAGTGTGATTGTGATTTTACAACCTCCGGAGCTACTGTATTTCCACCTGAAGTCTTAAGTTACATAGAAAAATCAACTCTTAAAGAACCACTTGAAAAAAGGGGAATGGGCCAAAATCTATGGGTTTGGGAATACCCCGACTATTCAAGACAATATATGGTTGTAGCAGACGTAGCAAGGGGAGACGCAAAAGACTACTCGGCGTTTCATGTTATAGACATTGAAACATGCACCCAAGTAGCTGAATTTAAGGGCCAAATTCCCACTAAAGATTTTGGCCGAATTTTATTCACCATAGCTACAGAATATAATAAGGCGCTATTAGTAATAGAAAATGCAAACATTGGGTGGGCAACTATTCAAGAAGTAATAGATATGGGGTATGAAAATTTATATTATAGCCCTAAAGATGAAAAATTCGCTAGAGACGCAGAATCTTATATTGCTAAGGGATATGATATAGTAGATAAATCCAAAATGGTAGCTGGATTTACTATGTCTATGAGAACTCGACCTTTAACTATAGCTAAATTAGATGCATATGTTAAAGAAAATAGTATTCAAATTCAATCTCAACGCACACTAGATGAGCTGCGTACTTTCGTGTGGAAAAACGGCAGACCAGAGGCCCAGACGGGGTACAATGATGATTTAATAATGTCGCTAGCAACAGCATGTTATGTGCGGGATACTGCACTTAAATTTGCACAACACGGAGTAGACCTAACAAGGGCTATATTAAATAATACTTCAAAAGCCTCATATAACCCCGTATTTGCACCTA